TGATTCAAAGATAGAAAATCCAAAAGACAAATAAAATTCATCATCAATAAATCGTATGTCTGGTGATATCAAAATGCCATCTTTATGATTTTCATTTGCTTGTAACACACATTCAAACAACAATTCTTTAAGAAGATCTTTATGACAATCAAATGTCGTTAATAACTGAACTATTTCATAACATTGTTTTCCTGAATATGAAATTTCATTTCTGCCAGCATCAGGTAAATCGTACATTTGAGAATTTTTTTGTGCAATACTCATCAAACGTGAATCTGTTTCTTTTGTAAGACCTAAATTCCACGGAACAAATCCATTAGCTCGACGAGTTTCAACCGCTTGTTTAATTCGAGGATCGTCTATCGTTAACCCTTTTTGCCAAGAAATGAGTTCACCAGATGCATATTTACGTTTTAAAGTTTCATGACCTTGTTTTGAAATATGAGCAACAATTTCATTTGTTTCTTGTGTTAATCCTTTATTCCAAACAACATATTTTTGTTCTTTAAAACCTTGTACTCTTTTTGCAACTGCTTTTTGCATTATTTCTGGATTTTTCCAATTTCCTTGTTCACTAGCATTATGACCACGAATAAATCTTAAAGGAAACCCATAATTTAATTTATAAAATTTTGTTCTTTTTCCGCACCCACAAGCACATAATGGTTCAACGCCATTAAGAAAATATTCAATATAAAATTGTTCTTGATCAAGAATAGATAAATGATGTGTTTCTTGCACGTGTTCAAGAAATTTTGTCGTATATATGAAATTATTACCACAAATTGGGCAATTAAAAATTTTAGGTTTTGTCATAAATCCATTATAAACAATACGAAGATTGCCTACACATCGTACATACATGTTTGGCTTGTAAAATATCTTATAACTTTACAAGCCAAATTACATCATGCACAAAACACGAGAATAATATATAATAAAATTATACTCACATTAAAACTGAAGCGCACAGTTATCGAAACGTAGCGTAAGTGTAATCTCGGCAAGAGCACCATCTTCGTACGATAATTCACCAAAAGTAACGTTTGTAAGAAACGCGCCGTGTACATCCCATAATTCGCATACCGATCCTATGGGGTCAAGGAGCTTTAATTGTATGCTACGTTTGTAAAAGTCAGCGTATCCAGCTCGACCACTAATACTTTCGAAATGTAAACGAATCCATTCCATAACCTGTTGCGCTCCAGACGGTGCAATCGGATCATGAAGTGTAACGTTCATTGTACCAAATTTTGTTAGACCAGCAACATATCTACGAGAGTTAATAAAAGGAATTTCAATTTCTTCTGTTTCATATGTAGGTCGAGCTGCTGTTTTGATTATATATGCATCAATACCTTCTACACATAAGACCCAGCGATTTTTGCGTTTTGGCTCGAAATTGCGGGGTAACATTGAAGTGACATCTAGTGTTTCTGCGGCCATGAGTTAATATCTCCAATCATTAATTATTATGTTATAAACTATTTATTTTAAAAATTTAGTGGTGGAACAAAATCATCTCTACCAAATCGTCTATTTTGTAATCGCTCTTCGACTTGATCAATTACGTTAAATGGTACTTTACGATCAGTAAGTGTATCGCAACAATAATCGATAAACCCGGGATCACTCATATCTTCAGTCTTTATACCAAGATCTACATATACTTGACCAAACAACGATATTATAGCATGATAAAGTTTACTAGATGTCCATGTTGTTGGATCGTATTTATAATCATACATCAAATCAATATTGCGATTTTTTCCTATATAACCACCAGAATGTTCATCAAGAATTGATTCCCTGATCAACGACTTTAGTTTTCCGATTGTAATTTTCATTATGCACTCTTACGTTGGATATTGTCGAATGCTGCATCTACGTCGCTATCGTCGACTTTTTCATCGCCTTGTAGGTTACCAAAAACATCTTCGGCGTGTTTTTCTACGTCAACATCACCGGCGACGTTTTCTACACCAGCTAGTTCGATCGCTTTATTGTCTAGTCCATCGGCATCGCCTACTTTCATCATTTGTCGAGCTTCATCGTCTTGCATCAGACCTTTGATCGCTGTGTCCCAGTTAAAATCACCGACTTTAACATTTGGATTTTCTGCCTTAAAATGATCAAATCCACTTTCGAGTTCTTTTTTAAGAGCACCAAAATTGACAGATTCATTTACTTTACAATGTCGTTTGAATACTTCTTTTAGAGTTTGTTTTAGAGAGAATCGAGCGACTTCTTCTTTGATTATTTGTTTTACTAGACCGAGTGTTATTTTCTTTGATTCTTGTTGAAAATATTTTCCACTATCGCCCGTTACCCATTTACGACCATCCCATATATAAGTTTCATCATGAATATCATGTTCAGCACATAATGTTCCCATTTCATCAACGTAAAATGTCAATGCACTATCGTTTTTATATGAATCTGGAAGTGCTGCATAAGCTTTTGGAAAACGATCAGCAATCCCTTCAGGTCTATTGCCTAATTCTTCTACATTACCTTCATTTAACTTTTTTTTCTCTTCACGTACAATTGTTTCAAGAAGATTTTTAAACGATTTTGCATTAAGTTTGATTGTCATATCTATATTTCCTTTAATTAAATATACGATAAACGCGAGAGTTTTATGTCTCGCGTTTATTTAACTTTTCACATCATAACATATTACGTTTGATTTATGTTGTTAACGACAGCAAAATCAATGCTAACAAATTCGATCGAATGCGTCGGTTGTACGAACACTTTTCCACGCAATGTATTGTTCTCGATGTCTTGTTGTGTAGTCGAACTCGAATCAATTATAATCTTAAACCGATCAAGACCTGACAACTTTTGGATACGTTGTAGACGAGGAGTGACAGCGGCACTAAACTTCGCAAGTGTAGCTTCACGAGTAGGTTCGAACACTATTGTGTTTGCAATTGCTCGAACTTGTCGACGAATATCGATAAGTAATCGACGAACGTTTACTCGATCAAGAGAACTTGCCGCTTGTTGTAGAGTACGTTGACCCCAAACAACTACGCCACCCTTTGGACTCATACCAGAAGACGCATTGCCCGGGAACGATGTCAACGGATTGATGTTTACGTCATAAAGTGAATCCATATTATCTTTCGATAACATCACCTTTGTTTCAAGAACACTTTGTAGTGAACCACGAGTAAAGCCAGCCGGAGCAAACCAAGGATGACCTATTTTATCATTTTGAGCCATTGCACCAAGTACAACTACAGATGGTGGAACAAAAAGATTTGTCTTTGTTATTGGATCAGTAACAAGTGCATCAGGGAAATAAGCAGCACCGAAACTATTGTCAACAGCTCGAGAAGCAAAATTACTCGTTGTACCAGCGACACTTACTTGTTGTGAACCTGATAATACTAGATTTCCTTCTGTGTCAATTTCTTCAATATCCATGATATACATTGCATCAAAGCGTGTTTGAGTTGCTTCAAGTGCATAGTCAGTAACAAGTGGATTACGAATACCAGGAATCGCTGCAAGTTGAATATCTGTTGAAACAACGTTGCTCATGATGTCGATAGCTTTTTTATATGCTTTGACGTTAGGACCGTTTGTTTGACCACGATTCGCATCACCAGCGTCAGCTGTCACAGCATAATTGTTTATTTCGCTTTCATCACGATCAAATATATTTACGCCGTTGTTGCCACCTTGCATCAAGAAGTTAAATTTCAAGAAGCGACGGTTTGCTTGTACACAATCTTTTGCTTGAACGCCACGGGTTTTCGCCGTATCATCAGCAACAATATTTCCTGCTCGAACGTATGTCGCGTTATCCCACTCATTTGGATCGGCGGTTCCAGCTGACGACGTTACAACTTGAATATTCTCAAGTGTAAACAAACTATTATTAAATCGATCAGAATCGATTATTCCTAGTTCACTTGTGTCAACTTCTCCAGCATTATCACCTTCGACAAAGTTAACAGTGTTTGTCATGAAATTAGGGAAATATTTTGCATGTGTAAGCAACGATTTATTTTTTAGAGTCGATGCATTCTTTGTTGTTACACTAGTGATATGTTCGAACTGATAACCCCAATAGTATTGAGATTGAACAAGTTTCTTAACACCCGTTCCTTGTGTGATACTGTCTCTAAAAGTTACTGGAGGAGTCACCGCACTCTTTATCCAAGAAGCACCTGATGCTGCTAACGGTGCAGAGCCTGACGATACTAAATGATCTGGACCACGAACACCAAACGGTAACGCTGTTGCATCAACAGATTCATCTTGAACGTCTGTTGACATTTCAACACGAATTATATTCGATTGATTTTCATATTGTCCTTCTACGACAAGTTTTTGTTCAGCTTCGGACCGATCAAAATCATAATAACCATACGCATCACCAATAACTTTTGCAATATAACGATCAGAATTTTGATCTAAGGTCAGCCCCCGCCAAGCTTCAAGTACTTTCATTTCTGTATCACGATCATTTATATCGCGAACTACGACGTCGAACGAACCAAATTTATTATTTGGATCTGTTGAATTAACAATATTTTCAATTGAAAATTTATATTTTGTTGAAATATCACTGCCCGCCGAAAGAGCGTGAATCTTGAACAAATTATATCGTGTACCACCAAATAATTGTGAAACAATCCAAGGAGTTCGAGCATAAGTAAAACGATCTTCGAAGTTTTCAAAATTAGGTACAGTTGTGCTACCTACGTTTCTTCCAAGAGAACTTGTTGTCAAAAATGCAATGTTCTCCATACCGGCGGCAATACCAGTACCCGTTGTACTAAAC